GGTGGAGCAACCACTACAGATTCAAACGGTAATCTTTCTCCAGCCGCTTCACTTGGCAACATTGCCACAGCAGCATGGGGAACAACATCTGGCGCTAACGCTGTAAATCCAACTGGAACCCCAGGCGGTATTCTTGCACCAGAGCAGGCTCGTCGATTCATCGACTACGTGTGGGATGCAACAGTTCTCGCTAAAGATGGACGTAGAGTTACAATGAGAGCCAACACAATGGAACTTGAAAAAGTTAACGTTGGTGAGCGTGTAATCCGTGCTGCTGCACAAGCACAGCCTGATTTCACAAACGCAGGTGCGACCTTTACTAAGGTTGAGTTGACAACAAAGAAGATCCGTTTGGATTGGGAAGTTTCAACAGAAGCACTTGAAGACAATATTGAAGGTGGAGCACTTGAAGATCATCTAGTTCGCTTGATGACAAATGCTTTCGCTAACGACATTGAAGATCTTGCGATCAACGGTGTAGGATCAGGAAATGATCCATTCCTTTCAATCATGCCTGGCTTCGTACGTCAGGTTAATCAGGTACAGGGTAACGATGCTCATGAAGCAGCAGTTACAGTAACTGACAATGAGTGGACACCATCAGTAATGCAGGACATTATCTTGGCAATGCCACGTAAGTACCGTGCACTTAAGTCAAACCTTAAGTTCTACGCAGGTACAGACGCATTCCAGGGTATCGTCAAGAACAACGGTACACTTGCAGATGCAATCGCAGAAGCAGTTTCAGGTCAGATCCCAGGAAGCACACAGGCTAACCGCCAGGCTTACCTTGATGGCGCTGGTCAGACATTTGGTGATGCTCGTACAACTCGTGTTCTCGGCATTACAGTCCAAGAAGTTCCTTACTACCCAGCAGGCTATGTCGACTTGACATTCCCAGCAAACCGTGTATGGGGCTTCCAGCGTGATATCACAGTAAACCGTGAATATGTCGCTAAGAAGGACACAATCGAATACACAGTATTCGTACGCTTTGGTATTCAATGGGAAGAGTTGGATGCAGTTGCTTACGCAGATGCAGACGCTACAGATTCCTAATTAATATCGAACAATGATTGAGGGGGGCAGCGTAAAAACTGCCCTCCTTAGTCATATTCTGGTATAATTACAAATGAACATGGGAGATTTATATGACAATGGAAGATTTAGCAGAAAAAAATGTTGCAGAACTAAAAGCATATGCTAAAAAAAATAACATTGATCTCTACGGCACAAAAACAAAAATAGAAATTCTTGAAGTACTTGCTAGTTTTGTAGGGGAAAAGCCAAAACCAAAACCAGCCAAGCAACCAAAAGTTGAAGTTGCACCAGTGGTAGAGAAACAAGAGGCAGTGGATATGACAGATAAAGTAGCACTATACTCAACTAGAAACATACATTGGGGAAGCGGAATCGGCGCACTCAAGGTAGGTTATAACATCGTCTCAAAGGAGGCATCGGAAAAGATGGTTACTCATAAGGCAGTACGCATAGCGACTCCTGAAGAACTAGCCTCATACTACGGTAAATAATTATGCAGATTCTAAGACTCCCACCATACCCACTTTCTGTTACATACACAGTTCCAGATGCAAACACAGAGTATGTCCTTGTAATTGAAGATACAGCAGAACAGTCAGAATTGGTTGCTTATGTAACTTCAAACGCTAGTTCAAAGATAACTTACTCACTTACTGGTGACTTTATTAAATATGATAAATCATATTCTTTAACAATTTATGAAGATCTAATGGAAAGCGGAGATGTAGTAGCAGACCGTGGAGATATAGTTGTACAAGACAACCTTGATATTGCTCGTCCATACATCAACCCAACAGAACTTGCTGCAACATATGGAGCAACAACAGCAACTGAAATTGCTAAGTATGTTGACTATGAGGCATTGGCAAGACTTATTATTGATAGCATAACTGGTGGGTTTTATTACTCAAGAAGATTTATTGAACCAGTTGGACAAGAAACTGACTATATGCCAGTTTGGGACAAAGTAGAAAAACTACTAAAGGTTTATGAGAATGCGATACTTGTTTATGATACATCGGATGCTGATGGTCCAGCACTTGGTGAATGGAACTATTTATTGACAAAAGACAAGAGCGCAATTATTAAAGATCCCGTAGCAGCAACAGAGGGATATAACAGATCAGAGCGTAGACCAGCAAGAATTCCAGTAGCAGTTTCAGACTCATTTACTTTGTTTGATACAGAAGATAGCGGAAACGTAGCAACTATTACTCCTGGAGTAACATTTCCTGCAGGAACAGACTACATATTCTTAGCAGAGACTGGGTATAAAGTTGTCCCATATGACATTCAGGATGCAACTAAAATGTTAATTGAAGATATTAAGTGTGGAAAACTAGATTATTATAAGAGATATGTAAAGACCTATAGTACTGATCAATTCAAGATTGAATACGATAAGCGTATGATTGATGGTACAGGAAATATTATTGTAGACAAAGTACTAGATAGGTATGTTACAACGATTACACGTCCAGGAGTTCTATAGTGGATCAATGCTGTCCAGAGACAGACTTCATGTATCCGATGAAGGCTGATATCTATTATCCAGTAATTAGCCAGACTGACTATGGTCAGGCTACTAAGAAGTGGGTTTTGGACAGAGTTATTATTCTTAATGCTACCCCAGTTGGTGGAGCAGGTCAAGAGGACATTAAGCCAGAGATATTTTTACAGTATGAGAATAAGTTAGTGAGCAGAATAAAAGAAGATCCAAGAATGTCAACAAGCAATGGCAGTAATGCTATTACAAATATACTTGTTGCAAATATTAGAAATGCACAAGATGTATTAATTTATAAAGAAACAGCAGGTGCTCGTGCTGGACGTGGAACTATTTACGAACTTGGAACAGTAGAGCCTATGACTGGCCCATTCGGTTCTATTGACTACTATAAGATGCTGCTCCGTAGAGCAGAAAATCAAACTGTAGGTGACTAGTGAGAGTTAGCCTAGAAGCCAAAAGTTTTGAAAGACAGATGGAAAACATTGTTCAATATTCTTTTGGATTTTTAGAGGGTGTAAAAAAAGGTAAAAAGATATTCCTAGATAATCTTGGCAGGGGAACTATAGAAGCCTTAGCCCTATATGTAGATTCATCAGCAAGAGGAAACCCAAGTGCTTTACATCACGTATACGAATGGTATCAAACAGGAAGCCCAAACGCAAGACTATTTGATATAGACTATACCGTTAGCAATAATGGCTTGACATTTAATTCACAGTTTAGGCAATCAAGAACACTTAAAGAAGACTCAAATGAACCATTTTATAACAAGGCCTACATTATGGAAAATGGAATACCAGTAACAATCACACCCAAGAGATCTTCAGTTTTGGTTTTTGAAGAAGGTGGACAGACAGTCTTTACAAAAGGATCTGTAACAGTCAGAAACCCTGGAGGAAATAATGTTGAGAATGGTTTTGAAAGAACTGTAGACGAGTTTATGACAAGATATTTTAAGCAGTCTTTCTTAAGAGCATGTGGAATATATGACTATATTAAGAAACCAGTATTATACAAAAAGTATCTTAAAGCAGGCTCAAAATCAGGTAGATCAAAAGGTATTGACGTAGGATATAAGTGGATCGCTAATGCAAAGGTTGGTGTAGAATAGGACTATGGGACTACAAGTAAATGGACATACAGGCTTTCCGCCTACATTTTTAAATGCTTATATTGTTGATGAACTAAAGCAGTTCGATGATAGAGATGGCAACCCACTTATACCTTCTGGACCACTGCCATTTGAACCAATGTTTCCAGCACAAAATCCAACCAACATGGAAGATATTTATAACGATGAGATTTTTATTAGAAACAACCCAACAGCGCTTTCTATTGTTTTTGACAGGCTCGTAAGGTTTAGACCAAACGCCTTCTACCGACACAAGCGTGAACAGTTAGTCTATTTTATATATTGCCCAGATCTAACTAAACTATTTGATGCAACACGCATCATCATTGACTGTCTCGATAGAGAGGATGCCGCAGCACAGGACCTAAATGCCTGGGTAGCCAATAACACTCTTTTTGACAGTAAGGGCAATGCTATAGAACCAAACGTGTTCTTTCATAATATAAAGGTTTATCAGGCAGATGAGGCAAGGGATATAGCAGAGTTAGCCTCAGCCAGAACACTGTTCTTAAACAAACTAGTTATTGAGTATGACTATCATACCAAGGATATAGTTTCTCCTAGCCGCTATACTTAAAAAGGCTGTTATACTTAATATTGAGGAAACACCGCCAAATTTCATATAAAGAAAAAGAGGTGAAAATATGGCATATAGTCGTGGTACATCGACCAACATTATCGTTGGTGCAGCAGCACTTTTCGTTGCAGATACAACCCTAACTCCAAGTACATTGGAATCGTTTAGCACTGAAGTATCATTCAGAGAAACTCTCTCAAATGATGCAGCATACACAAACGTAGGTTACACCATGAACGGTCTTGAATTGCAGTTCCAACCAGACTTCGGTGAAGTTCAGGTAGACCAAATTCTTGACGTTGCTAAACTTTACAAGCAGGGTATGCAGGTTAATCTTGCAACTGCTTTCGCTGAAGCAACTTTGGAAAATCTCCTTCTTGCTTTAGCATTTGATTCATCAGAACTAACTGGAAACGTCGCAACTCACACAGGTAAGACTTTGAACTTATCTGCAGGTGATATTGGTGAATGCCCAGTAGAGCGTGGAATCGTTGCTGTTGGACCAGGTACAGGTGACTGCGTAGACTCTCCATATGTGGAGCGTGTTTACACAGCATACCGTGCACTCTCAATCGAGAATGTAACTGTTTCAGCAAAGCGTGATGAAGCATCAATGTTCGAAGTTTCATTCCGTCTTCTTCCAGAAGATGCATCAGGCTCATACGGTAAGATCGTTGATCGTACCTTCGGAGACCTACTTTCTTAATTATTTTAAGAATCAGCACAGCCCATCTCTTCGGAGGTGGGCTTTGTTGTTTTATGGTAGAATAGAATTTCCATGGCAACTACAATATATAATACACAAATAATACAACTATTTGATGGCACAGAATTAGAGATAGTCCCATTAAAGATTAAATATCTTCGTGAGTTCATGGTGGCCTTTGATGATGTAAAGTCAACAAAAGATGATGATGCTGCAATGCAGGTACTAGTTGAATGTACAAGAATTTGTATGAAACAATACTACCCAGAAATATCTAGATCGGTTGAGCAAATAGAAGATAATGTTGATATGCCAACCGTATATCAAATTTTAGATGTTGCAGCAGGAATTAAGATTAATAGAACTTCAGAAGAGCCTGTTAAAGATCAGGCTGAAAAAAGTGGAGAGACCTGGGAAACCCTAGATTTAGCAAAACTTGAGTCAGAGGTTTTTTTGCTGGGGATATGGAAAGACTATCAAGAGTTAGAGAAGTCAATGTCTATGCCAGAACTACTGGCTACCTTAGAGGTAAGTAGAGAATTAGATTATTCAGAAAAGAAGTTTATGGCTGCTATTCAAGGTGTTGACCTAGAGGCACAAGGACAACCAGAAAGAGGTCAGCAGGAGTGGGAAAATCTCAAGGCTAGAGTGTTTAGCAGGGGGCAGACCAATGATGCCAACGATGTATTATCTTTGCAAGGACCAAAAGCAAAGAGTTTAGGGTTCGGAATCGGGAATGGTCTTGATTACGAAGATTTAACAAAATAAGCGTTTTATGCTATAATTAAGTTAACTTATAGGAGGAACAAATGGCAACAACCACGCATGAGGCTGAAAAAGTCACTCTCATTGATGGAACTATTATCAACGTTCGTCCACTTAAGATCTCACTTCTTCGTCCGTTTATGAAGAAGTTTGAAGGGGTGGCAAAAGTTGCGGAAGACAACGAGAAGTCTATGACTCTACTCGTAGAATGTGTTCAGATTGCTATGGAGCAATACAAGCCAGAATTGGCTGGAGACATTCAGAAGTTGGAAGACTTGCTTGATCTTCCAACCGTGTACAAGATTGTAGAGGCAGCATCAGGTATTAACTTGACAGCAATCTCAGACGTTCTTAGCACACAAGAATAACTATACATTAGAAGAGGTGTGATAGATGGCTGATGTTAATGCCAATATTGGCGTAAATATTGACACGTCGTTAGCATTAGCACAACTTAAGTCTCTTCAGAGACAAATATCACAGTTTCATACCTCTATAGCAAGATCTAGCGAAACTGCTGCACTTGCTCAGAAGTCTCTGCAGAAGAACTTCCTAAATAGTGTAAATGCTATTGGGTCGTTCTCTGCGGAACTTCGAACAGTAAAAACAACTACAGAATCATTTACAGCATCTCTTGAGGGCAACAAGTTCTCAATGCGAGAATACTTCCGCTATGCTGGCGGGGCTACAAAAACATTTGGTCGCTTATTTAAATCAGAGTTTGACACAATTGGCAAGGTAGCAGAAGAACGTGTTAAAAGGCTTCAAACTCAGTACATTAAAATGGGTCGTGATGCTAGTGGAGCAATGCAGGCTATCTCCATTACTCCTACATCCCTGGACATGGAAAACTATGGTACCAAGACAGCCATAGCAGCACAGAAGCAAGCACTATTTAATCAGTTAATGAAACAAGGTTCTACCAACCTTTTGAACTTTGGTAAAAATACACAGTGGGCAGGCCGCCAACTTATGGTTGGTTTTACTATCCCACTTGCAATGGTTGGCAGTGCAGCCACAAAGACGTTCATGGATATGGAAGCACAAGCACTTAAGTTTAAAAAGGTTTATGGAGATCTATTTACTCCAAAAGAAGAAACCCAAGCAGCCCTTGATAATATCATGGAACTTGGTAAGCAATTTACTAAGTATGGCATTGCTGTTTCAGACACTGTAGGGCTTGCAGCAGAAGCAGCGGCTGCAGGTTTTTCTGGGCTTGATCTACAAAGACAAACAACAGAAGCAACACGCTTAACTGTTCTTGGTCAAATTGATCAACAAAAAGCACTTGAGACAACCATTTCTTTACAAAATGCATTTGGAATGTCAAGTGATAAACTTGCAGATTCAATCAACTTCCTTAACGCAGTAGAAAACCAGACAGTCGTATCTCTTGATGATATTACTACTGCTATTCCAAAGGTTGCTCCAGTTATTCAACAACTTGGTGGAGATGTAAAAGATTTAACATTCTTCTTAGCAGCAATGAAAGAAGGAGGCATCAATGCTTCCGAAGGCGCTAACGCCCTTAAGTCTGGTCTTGCTGCACTGATTAATCCAACAGGCAGAGCATCTGCAATGCTTGAAAGTTTTGGTATTAATGCTAAAGAAATTGTAACAAGTAATAAGGGCGACCTAAAGGCCACAGTTATAGAATTTGCTTCAGCACTTAATCAACTTGATCCACTTAATAGAGCACAGGCAATTGAACAAATGTTTGGTAAATTCCAGTTTGCTCGTCTGTCTACACTGTTTGCAAACGTAGCAAAAGATGGAAACCAGGCAGCCCGTGTTCTTAATTTAGCAAACTCATCTGTTGAAGAATTATCTGCACTATCTGAACAAGAATTAGGCATGACCGCAGATTCAGCAATGAACAAATTTAAGAAAACTGTAGAAGATCTTAAGGCAGCACTTATTCCAGTAGGTAAAGCATTCCTTGAAGCAGTGACACCTATTGTAGAATTTGTTGGAAATATTTTAGAAAAGTTCTCAGACCTTTCTGCTGGGACTAAAAAAGCAATAACTCTTATGGTAACTATTGTTGGTGGCCTTGGACCAATTCTTTTGATGACATTTGGCTTGCTTGCCAATGGTGTTGCAAATATTATTAAGTTATTCTTAACACTTCGTAATGGATATTTACGACTAACTGGGCAGTCTCAAGTTCTTGGAGAGCAAACACAATACTTAACAATGGAACAGATTGATGCTGCTGCGGCATCGCATTCGCTTAACCAAGCACACGCAACTTTAACACAACAATTTACTGCAGAGTCAGCGGCAGTTAACCAACTTATAGCAGCATATCAAGGTGCAACCAGAGCAGGAGCAGCATTTGCAATGGCTAATCCTGGAGCAATGCTTCCAAGAGGTAAGGGTTATGCAAACGGAGTTGTAAGTGTTCCAGGAAGTGGTAAGGGCGATACAGTGCCAGCAATGCTTACTCCAGGAGAAGCAGTTATTCCTGCAGATATGGCAAAGAAGTATGCTCCACTTATTAACGGTATGGTTGCTGGAAATATTCCAGGGTACGAAAGTGGACTAAAGGTAGCAGGAATAGCAGCACCAGCAGGTACACAGTTTGGACATATAACAACAACAATGGAGACAACTGTTGGAGCATTCCTACAGTCATTAAAGAATATGTCTCAGGATATGCAAGATCAGCACAAGTCTACAATTCACTATCTACAGCAGATTGCAGATCTTGGACTTGAAGCAAAGAAGTTAACTACATATAGTGGTTTGGGTGCTTTCCAAGGTGAGGCATTAAATGAAGCATTAGGTAAGGGTGGAAGACAAGTTCCAAAGGATATGATCTTGCAAGATATGACAGATCTCGGAACTAAGCGTTGGGAGCCTGCACTTGCAATTGGAGAAACAAAACTTGAAGATGTTGCTGAAGAACTTCAAGCATATGAAAATTCATTAAGAAAAGGTATTGAAGACTTTGCTAATATGCATGGAAAAGCAACAATGTCTGGACAAGAACTTGAGGCTTTAGAAAAAAGTTTAAGAGAAACACTTCCTGCAAACTCTAGACTTAAGAAAGCATTAGATTTAGCAGCAGATACAATTACAGAATTTAGAATTTCATTAAATAAGGCTGATTTTGAACAAATTGCAAAGATTGCACCAGAAGCCATAGTTCCTGGAGTTGCTGGTCAAGCATCTTCTGGCGGAGTAATGATTACTGGTGTTTCTGGTAAGCCAAGAAAAGTTAGAGGCAAAGGAGATAATCTTAAGGCAAGAGTTCCTGGTGGTATGGGAAGTTACTCAGCCATTGCCGCAGCCCAAGCAACAGAGGTAACTGATGAAACAATTCTTGCAACCGCAAGGGCTGCAGGAACTCAGTCTCCATCAAAGAAAACAATTCCAATTGGTGAAGATATTGCAAGAGGTCTTGAAGTTGGAATGGGAAATCGTAAAGATGATGTTGCTAGAGTTGGAGAGTCTCTTGGACAAACTGCTACGCAAAGTACTGGCCGTGCTTCAAGAACAGTTTCTCGTGGTTCAAGAACAACTGAGCCAATCACTCCAGGTGAACAATATAATATTCAAAAAACTCAAGGTGGAATACCTATAAGTCAGGTAACAAGAAATATTCCAATAAGCCCAGAGATTGCTGCAAAGGCTGCTGAAAATGCTAGAATAACTCAAACCGCTACAGATAGATTAAGAAGTCTAGACCGAGGCATTATGGGTGCATCATTTGCTATATCTAGTTTGTCTGGTTTAGCATCTATGGCTGGTGGATCCCTTGGAGAAATGTCTGGAACAATCTCTAAGGTTACTGGAGCAATGTTTGCTTTACAAGCCGTAACTGGTTTACTTACACAAGCCAACATTCTTTCACTTGCTCAAAAAAGAGCAGAAACAGCAGGACTTCTTGTTGGCAATGTTGCTACCAAGAAAATGGGATTAAATACAACCCTATTCTCTGGCGGAATAAAGAAACTACTTCCTAACCTTCTAAACTATGGCAAGGTAATTGCAAGATTCCTAGGACCAATAGGCATAGCAATAACAGTAATAGGAGCAACAGTATCTATTATTAAAATGGTTAATGCTGCTAGAGAACGTGAAAGACTTGCTATTGAAGGTCTTGCTGATGCAATGACTCTAACAACAGATAAGGTTAAAACTTTAGCAGGGTTGCTTGGTCAAACATCTACACCAAGAGCAGGATCTGGAGCAAGAGTCAGCGCCAATCAACTTGACGCTAAGGGACAGACTGCTGTAGATGAATTAAGAAGCAGTAAAGAATTTTTAGATACATACAAAAAAGATATTCTTGCTATTAAGGGTGCAACAATAGCAGAAGCACAAATTGCTTTTAATGCTATTGGATTAGACTTAGCAGGACAAGGTTTTTCAAAAGATGCTATAAAGACTTATATTGATGCTTTGGGTGAAGAAGCCAACAAGACAGAGGTTTCATTAAAGTTTAAACAAATTGACTTGTCAAAAGAAGAAGGCCAAGCCGCTGCTATTAAATTAGCAAAAGATGTAACAAAGGGGCTTGATAAAGCCTTCAAGGGTAAACTAATAACAATACCTTTAACAGACAACCTATCTGCTGGTGCTACTGCTACAAGCAAAATAGAATTAAGCAAAGAGCAGCAAAAAGCCTTAAATATTTCATCTGCAGCACTTGCTAACACACTTACTGGATTAACCTCAGCATTTGGAAATCAAACAATTAAAGCAGATGAATATAATACAAAAATGGCAGAGATTGCAGCAACTATTCCTCAAGGAACTGTAGGAATGCTATTGATGGATAAGATTTTATTAAATGTAAGTCCTAAGTTTGCTAAAGCAAGCCAAGGCATAAAAGATTATGATACTAAGATGTTATTGCTAAGAGCATCATTGGTTAATGCTTCTGTTGCTGAAACAATTTTTCAAGATTTAATGTCAAAGAGTCCAGCAAAAGTTGCTGCTGCAAAAGCCCAGTTAGAAAAATATAGACTTGCTACAGATGCTTTAGCAAAAAATATTGTTATCCCAGATCCTTTTAAAGAAGTAGATACAGGGCCAAAAGAAAAAAGTCCTTTCCAACTTGCAATAGATCAACTAAAGCAGCAAAAGAAAGAAATGTTAAATACTGTAAAGGCTTATAGTAATCTAAGAAGTGCTGGAGTTGCCGCTGGCAAGGCATTTGATGTAGCAAAAGATCCAGTATTGGCAGCAGCAGTTGCAACTACTAAGGTTGGAACTGATAAGTGGAAGCAGTTAATTAAGTTAATTAAAGAGACTGATGCAGCATTGCTCAAGAGCAAACTTACTGAGTTACGGGCAGACAGAGATTACACTAAACAGTTTACGGCTATAGTTCCAGTATTAAAAGAATTAGGATTAAATGCAAGCGAGATTGAGAATATTTTTGCAGATCCTTCTTTTGCACAACAATTTATTAAAAATGTAAAAAATGGAAAGATAGAAGTAAAAGACCTTAAAGATATAATCGCAGTAACTATGCAGGATAGAACTGCTAAACTTAATTTTGAAACATCTCTTAAATCAGAAGATGAACTTTTTGACGAAGCCATGAATAAGGCAAACGAGATGTTTGATAAAGTTCAGGCAGGAATAGAGGCTCAATATAGAGGACAAATTAAATCAGGTGAAGTTGCTGTAGAAAAAGCACAACAAGCGGTTGAAGGTATTCAAAAAGAAATTGATGATATTCAAACAACAATAAACAAAAAACAACGTGACATTGAAGTAAATATAACAAGAGAGATTGAAAAATATCAGGCTCAAATTGATGCACTACAAAATACTATTAAAGAAAAGTTTGATGCACCTTTAGCAAAACTTGGTGATGAAGGAGATATTCTTTCAAACAACCTCTCTCTCATTGATAGACAAACATCTAAGATTAATGAAAAGTATGATGCTCAAGCAGCCGCTCTTACAAAAATTTCTGATATTAATTCTGAAATTGCCAACCAGCAAAAACAACAATTAGGTTTAGCAGATGCACTGTCTCGTGGTGATATAGCAGCAGCAGCCGCTGCAGCGCAAGAGATGAGAGCAACTGCAGCAGCAAATGCACAAGGAAGACAGTCTGGAGTTCTTGACGCTGCTCGTGCTGCAGAACTATCTGGAGTAACATCTGGTGGAATGACAAGGGCACAGATTGAAGAACGTCAGTTCCAGATATCTCAGCAAAGTTTTGCATTACAGCAACAGCGCAAGGTTCTTGAGCAATCAATTGCAGATATTGAAGCAAAACAAATTGCACCACTTAACGTAGCAAGACTTGCTGCAGAAACTGCAATTCGTGTAGAAGAAGATAAAATTTATAAGATTCAACAAGATAGACTTGTTCCTGCACAAGCAGCATTAACAAAGGCTGAAGGATTATTAAAGGCTACACAGGATAAACTAAAGGCTGATCTTGACATTATCGAACAAGACAAGCAAGCCTGGGCTGATGCAAAGGTTGCAAGAGACCTAGCCTTACTTGATCAAGGTGCATACAAAGAAGCACTTGTAAAAACTGAGGGAGTTGCAAAGGGTGTACTAGATAAGATACTTGCCCTAAATACAACAGTAAGAACAATCCATAATATTCATACAACATATACATCATCAGGTAGTCCTAGTGGTGGTGGAAGCAGCACACAGAAGAAGATGTATGGTGGCAAAATCATGCCAATGAATTATGGAGGTATGGTTCCTAAGTATATGGCTGTTGGTGGCAAGGTTGGCTCTGATACCGTACCTGCAATGCTAACTCCTGGAGAGTTCGTAATGAATAAGGCTGCAACTAAGAGATTTGGTCCAATGCTTGAAAATATGAATAACTCTAAATATCCTTCTATGATTAAAGATTTAACCCCAACCACCTATACAAATGTTAATTCATCTATGGTAACACCTATCGTAAATAACATGTCAACAACTGTAAGCGATAACTCTAGCACCATGTATAATTATAATGTAGGAATTAATGTTAATGAGTCTAATGCAAGTTCTAACGATATTGCAAGAGCCGTTATTGGTCAGATTAAATATATTGATTCCCAGAGAATTAGAGGACAGAGATAATGGCTACAGCCGCATACCTAACTGGAAGACGCAGATACCAACGACCACAGGCCATCCTATGGTCTGAGAACGCTGGAACTCTTCAGGATGGTCTTTATGTACCAACAGGCTATGAAATAGGCGCAGATGCCCCAGAGGGGGCTGACGCAGCCCTTCTAGACCAGTTCATGATCTTGTCTGACGATAATCGAGGGGAACTTCAGTTTAATCCAACAAGAATAGAACAACGTCAAAGAACTATCAATGGTAGGATGAGGTCTTATCATATTGCAGATAAGTTAACTATGTCATTGTCTTGGAATAATCTTCCATCAAGAGGTTTTTATCTACCCCCAGATTTTAATGTCACAACAGGTGCATCTCCATATAAGAGAGTCGCTAATGAAGAACATACCTCAGATGGTGGTGCTGGTGGAGTAGAAATTTTGGATTGGTATGAGAACCATCCTGGACCATTCTGGATGTATCTATCATATGATAAGTATAGTAATTTTGGCAAAGATACTGCAGCATATGGTCATCTACAGCAATACAATCAAATCATGCAAGTCTATTTTGCTGACTTTAACTATACAGTTGTAAAACGTGGTGGAAGCAACTTTGATTTCTGGAATATATCGGTAACACTGGAAGAGGTCTAAGTTGTTTGTTAACGAAGCACTAAAGACTCATCTAGAAACCTCATCAACTGTTCAACTGCAGTCATTGGTTTTGGCTGAGTGGAATATGAACATGCCAGATAATATATTTAAACTCGGCAACTATAGATATCGACCAACAACTGCTGGGTCAACATATCTTAATCTGCCAAACACTTTTGATATTTCTGACACTGGAAACTTTTATACTGGTGCAACTGATGCAGATATTACAGTGGACGGTGGGTTTGATGATTCAGATGTTCCACAATCTTTTACATCTAGCAATGAAAAAATGAAGATGATTTATTCTTTAGAAGATTGTCTTAAGCCGTTTAGACCTAGATCTGGAATCAATAAACCACTTTATTTTAACAACAAGTTCTTGCCTAACTCTGGTGCAAGCATGGCTCAACGCCCTAGATACTATATGCCTTCTAGATATGATCAATTTAAATACTGGACTTCTTATAGAACAGAAGCAAGTGTAGAGCGTGGAATAGCAAAAAATAAATCTAACTCTTTGTTTTATATTGATGATGCTGTACCATTTGTTGTTTATAAAGAAAATGTTCCCGCAAATAGACTTGTAGTAAAAATGCAAACAAATGTGGGAGACGTTAATCTTGGACCATTTAAAAATGGCTCAACTGAGTTTGCTGATCCATTCTTTGGTGCTGCAAACAAAACAACCCCAACAAGATGGAAGATTCAATATCTTAAAGGAAACAACTGGTCAGATGCCTACAACTTTACTGAAAATGATACTCGTCAAGATGGAACCCCAATCATTGGTTCTAATGGATATGTTGAACTTGAGTATGGCCTTATTATTCCAGAAGACTACAGATCATCTTTTATTTTTGCTGAGCGGTATTCATCAGCAACATTGCTACCAGATACATCTATTCAAGGTTATGCATATCTAGTAGTAGAAACTGGTAATACCAGAGGAACATTTTATATCTGGATAGACGGAGAGTACGAAACATTTACCCCAGAATATGGGTGGACTCTTGGTTCTGAATCAATTACTAATAACTCAGGGTTTGTAACTGATCTTACATCTCCAGACTCTTTTACAGATACCGTCGTAGGTGGAACAACATATAGAGAATTTGAATATATTCGTGGCATTAGAATCGTTGTTGACACGATGAACAAGTTTGATTCAACATTTGATTTAATTGAAATGTCACCTAGACTAGTTGTAGATATTTCAGACAAAGTTATTGATTTTAAGATTACAAAAACACTTTCAGATATTGGAGTTACGTCTCTTCCAGTTGGTCAACTACTTGCCTCAAATGGATCTCTAACTGTGTTTGATGATGATCAAGCCTTTAATGAAGAAAATACCACAAGCATTATATCTAAATATATAAGAAAAAACATTAAGTTTAATTTTTATGAAACAGTTCTTGATGTTGATGGGTTTGATTATTTCATTCCAATAAAGACATTATACTCAGAGGGATTTCCACAAGCAGATATAACTGCTGGAACCATATCCATTAGCCTTAGAGACTTTTTCTTTTTCCTAGAGTCTATGCCAGCCCCTAGACTTCTTACAACACAGACCTCATTAAGTTATGCCATAACACTACTTCTTGATTATATCGGAGTAAGTAATTATACTTTTAAAAGAGTTGCAAATGAGTCCGATCCAATTATTCCATTTTTCTTTATAGCGCCAGATCAAAACGTTGCACAGGTTTTAAATCAACTTGCACTTGCTACACAAACAGCAATGTTTTTTGATGAATACAATAACTTTGTAGTAATGAGCAAAGACTATATGATGCCAACAGCAGCACAAAGATCTACAGACTTTGTGATAAGCGGATCAAATAATCAAACAGACTCAGGCGTAATTGAAAATGCTACATCTGGAAATCTACCAAATATTATCTCTATTGCATCACAAGATAATAAAATTTATAACGATGGAAAGATTAACTATACTGCTAGATACATTCAAAGATCATACGGAGTTATCCGTGATGCACACAAACTTGACCGTGATAAAACTTGGGTATACAAGCCATCCCTTTTGTGGGAATCGGCAGGTACTGAAAACCTTAAGACAATTAACGAAGTAGCAGCAAAACAATCGGCATATAGCCTATCCGCAATACCTATTAACTCAAATGTTTTAAACACTCCTCCAGTAGTAGTACAAAATGCTATGACCAATAATGTTATTGATCTTGGAGAGAACGTATACTGGCTAACAAGATACCAAGGATATGTTTATTCAAATGGAGAGGTCATT